TTTCTCTTATTTTTTCACATTTTAAGTTATCTTTGCCTTTTATGGCTTCACAGATATGTCTTTTTCATCTTTTTCCAGACCCCTTACCAACATAGAATGGAGAACCATTTAGATCCTTGTATACATACACATAAAATCTATTTGGTTCTCTTACTAAATCACCGTTCATACGCTCCCATCGGTGACAGAAATTTCTACACCATCAGCAACAGTAATTGGTCCAACAGTCATTGCATTATGACCAGCAGTAATTGCATGACTATAATCAATAACTGCTTTAGTTTCGTAAAATGAACTTTGTACACCTCTTGCAAACAGGACCGGTCTCGTGCCTGTGCTATCTGCAATTTCGTCTACGTTTAATATTCCAGCCATTTATATTCTCCTTTAACGAGAGTCTTTATGTCAACAGTTGTAATCATGTGTAACCTCTTTAGAACTCCCATGAGATGTTTATCATGCCAGCGTCGAATGTGTCTGTTCCATTTACTGTGGTGATACGTAATCCGTTAATATCTAGCGGAGGAGTAACCGCTCCAGCATTATATCGCGCGCTCGCCCCTTGATTAAACACGCAGCCAGTACAGTTGAGCTGGGTTGGGTTATTAAGCGTCTTTGTTAATTCTAAGTTTCCTGTAATTGAATCTGAGGCTGCAACAGTAATTGAAAAGATAAACCCATTTGAATTAGCAGCGACTGTCCCTGCTTGGTTACTACACCCGCCAGCATACCCTGTTGCAACTAAACCATTAGCTGTTCTAACCTGTAATATTACATTGCTTGTGCCATTTGTGCTAAGTGCCCCAAGCATAACCGTAATTCGATTGACCCCCTCAGGAATCCCAACGAAATCCACAGCAGTGCCAGAGGCAGCTACACTTACACCAAGGTTGATATTCTCATCCTTACGCAGCTTCTCACTTTCAAGCCTACTAATCTCATTCACCACACCAACAGCATTCAACACATTAGGATCACTAATGACATCATAGGCCTTGATGCAGGGGAGCATTGTGAGTGCTTTGGGGCGATTTTCGTCGGCTGTTGGGACTACATTAGATGCGTCAAATCCCTCTACCGATCCAGCAAGAACGCTGGTCTGGTAATTGGAAATAGCAACACCCGATAAAGCACCTGTAAACGCACCTGTTGGGAATTGCCCCGCTGTCGCGAGACGTATAGCGCCACATGTCCCTGTGATGTTCCGAATAGCATCCTCTTCCACCAAACCAACAGCTCTTGTAGCAGACTTACCACGAATGAACCTATCATCTACTTTAGGAACCCTGAAGGTAGTGCTTCCATCACCGGGAGAGTACTGACCTTCATCCCAACTTGCATCATCAACAGAGATGTTTCCGCTGGCTTGTGCAAATGCCCATAAGTCAGGAAACGCTGCTCTACTTCTCAATTGTCCATCAGCAACAATAAATGCTTCTGGAGCACTTGAGCCAGTAAACCACATAAAAGAGCCAATAGGCAATTTAACTTGCTCCATAGTACTTAATGTGCCGTCTACATCAGGCAATACCAAATTTCTATTTAGGTTAGTTGCAGGGGCCCGTAACGTAAATGTTCCAGTTCCTGCATCATTTCCTTGTAATGCTAATTTAGCCATTACTTACTCCATAATCCAAAGTCTTGTTTGCTCTTCAGCAGAAAGTCTTAATGCTTCTGATAACTGAGTCTTTGTTACTTGAATTAGTTGATTATTAGCAAGAACCCATAGAGTAGTTTCTGTATCATTCATTAGTTGAATGGCTCTTGACATTCTTGTTTGAGAGGTTTCGTCCCCATCGAATATCATTCCATCTACTTCTACTTTAATATTCTTTACTGCTTCTTCACGATTTCTTTTAAAAACTTCTCTCTCTTGCTTGTCAAGATCTTCTTGTGTGATAACAGGAAGAGCAGCAAGTTCTTCTGTGGTAAGAGGTCTTTGTGTAACTTTTCCAGTTTTGATATCTACTTGTGTAATCATTTTATATTTTCTCCATTATAGAATTACCCAACGTGAACCATCAGGAACAACAACATTAACACCATCATCAATTAGAACGGGTCCAGTTGTCATTGCATTTTTTCCGGCTGTAATAGTATAATCTGTTGTGGCTGTTTGATCGTTTTCATAAAAAAGTAAATCTTCCCCACCACCAACAGCACCTGAGCCACCACCTTTCTTTCATTCAGTAGTACCACCAAAGTAAAATTCATCTTCATCTTCAACATAAATCAACCTTCCCTTGTCTGTAGATACAAACGTAGGAATAGTGGCTACTCGTTGAACGATGAACTTACCACGCATATCAATTCCATGAAATTTCATGTTTGATCCTCTCTATTTGTTTAAATAAGCTTTTTGTTTATGATATTTAAGATTAGTGATGAAATTTGAAAGATGTGTCGTTAAATATCATCAGAGTTTTGGTGTTCTTCTAATCTTAAATAAAAATCATTTAATTCTTTGATCGTCTTATAACTATTTATATTTTTCTCTAAAGAAAATCTTCATTCGTCCAATTTTCTCTTGTACTTCATTACTTCTTCTGTTATTGAATGGAAAGTATATGAATTGACTTTTATAAGTCCTCTATTGTTTGTTTCTAAAAATATCTCTTCACCTTTTACAAAACCATTCTCAGTTATAGATTTTAAAACATTTGTATAATTGAAAGAAAACTCATGTCATTTGATGTTCAAAAGTTTAAAATTGTAAAAGTTTAAAAGAATTTGAAAGGCTTCTCTTTTTTTGTCCTTTAAACTATAAACTTCTTCTAGCTTCACAACTTTTCAAGAATCTTCGTTTCAAACAATAGTTTCATATTTATGATCGTATTCTGGTGGAATTAAAAAAGTAGAATATTGAGGAAGAAAATAAACCCCATGTTCTAATGGAGATTCATCAGCTTCCTCGCCTCCAACATAAACTTTAGATATTTTATCGTAGTGATATACAAACATAACTTTTAATATTTAATACATGCTAAGAGAGCAATATTTGTTGGTCTTGTTTCTACTCCTCCAGTATCACCTATAAAGCCATTGCTTAGTCCAACAAATGTTGCTAGGGATCTATCACCCTCAGCGCCACTACCATCAATATTTCTGTCCCACCCTCTAATTGAGTGTGAGTGTGATTTTAATTCATCATTTTGAAAAGAACCAAACAATCTTCCAGAATCAATAGATCCATCATCGCTTCATGATCTAATAAACCTACCTCTCAAATCTGGTAAATTAAATGTTGTTGATCCATCACCAATCCCAAATGTTGTTCCTATTACTGAAAATAAATCTGAATATGTTGTTCTTGATATTTCTGCTCCATTAGCTTTTAAATAACCACTAGGAGCACTATCTTTTAAATAATATATAACAGTTCCGGGTAAAATACCAGGATTGCTTTCAGCAAATGAAGATAACCCTGCTGGTGTTACATATTTTATATCATCAACCCCTGTCTGTGATTCAACAATGCTTGCTTTTAATCCTCTTAGAGCTAATGATGTTATGTATTTTAAATCATTTGATCCAGCTAAAACATCTGATGAGGTTGCCTTAATTTGGGCATATTTTAGTGGTGATATGTATTTTTTATCTTCAACACCATCTATAATATCTTGAAGAGAAGCTGTTATATCACTATCACTAGATATAATATTAACCCAATTTGATGAATCTCCATATAGTAATTTCTCTTCATCTTCTACATATATAACTCTACCTTCATCACTATTTTCATATTCTGGGGTAGTTTCTAGTATTTCTAATATAAACTTCCCCTTCATTTCAATTCCATAAAATTCCATAAAATTCTCCTAAAGTTTAGAAACTTTAATATAACTATCTGTTGGGCTTAAAATAACTACTTTAATAGTATCATGATCAATTGATTCTATAGTATCAACTTCTAAAAGTTTTTTTGTATTTGTGTTTCAACATGTTAATGTTGGATATTCTACATCTAATTCATGTATGACATTATATTCATATTTATCACCACTTGGAGATCATGAAGATGAAGATATAGATTCATAATGAACTCTATTTAAAATGTTTGTTATTTGACTTTGAATGTTGAATAAGACCTGATTTGACATAAGCTTATTATATGTAGAATCAGATGATTCATACTGAATTGGTTGTAGATCATGTGGAGAATTCTCAACATCTTCTGGAAAAACCATATCAAAATTAAAATTTGAATGAGTTTCCCATCCATTAGCTAATCTATTGCTTATAACTTTATTAGAAACGTTGTCTGTAGCATCAACATCAACAACCATTAATCCATGAATAGGAAATCCATCATCTAACACATCATGCTCAGAGTGATTTGCAAATCTATAAGCAAGAGCATTACTAATTAACTTATTCTTATAAATTGAATCTGGATCTGTTTCATCAACACCTTCCATAGTTTGAAAAACTTCGATGTTATCAACTATTCCAAATGAAATGCCTGCCCTTTCTCATTGAATTTTAAATTTTGTTCCTCTTGCATATCCTAAAGGCTCTTCCTCATCACCAATCCAAAACTCAAAATATCCATTTGAGGATGTTGTTAGTTGTGGTGCAACAGAAACAGAATCCGAACTAAGCTCTCCTGTATACACAGTAACAGGTG